TGTGATAATTCTATTTTAAACGAGCGTGAAATTTATTGGATAAAATATTATAATAGTTATAAGCATGGATATAATGCTACTATTGGTGGTTTAGGTAAGCCAACATATATTTTAGACGATATAAAAAGATTATGGGATGAAGGAAAACTATAGTCTGAAATTAGTTAGATTTTAAATATACATCCTACAACTGTTAATAAAGCCATAAAAGATTTAGGTATTACACACGAAGAAGTAATTTCTCGTGTTGAACATAAAGAAGTAGAATAGTATGATTTAGAAGGTAATTTTATTAAACGTTATTATTCTGCAAATGAAGCAGCAAAAGCTGTTAATTTAAAAAATGGTGGATCAATTACATAGGCATGTAAAGGTAATAATTATTCTGCTAAAGGATATTTATGGAAATATGCTTTTGATGAAACACCTATTGAAGTAAAGGTGCAACAATACAAAGATAAATTTAACAAGACTTAAGAGCAGATCATCATCTGCTCTTTTCTATATTCTCTCTCCATTTTCTCCACTTAATAATATGAGTAAGATAGAAGAAAAATTTGCTCGAATCTTTACGTCCGCCGGCATAAAATTTGTCCGTGAGAAAACATTCAAAGACTTAAAAAATGGATACTTACGATATGATTTCTATCTCCCAAATATGAACGTACTGGTTGAAGTTGATTCTATGCTTCATTTTAAAATGGTTCCCAAGTTTCATAAAGATGAACACGACTTTAAGCATGCCCAGTAGAATGATAGATTAAAAAATAGCTATGCGCTATCTCATTAGATTAAATTATACCGTATTCCTGAATGGGAGTTTTCAAACATTCATCGTGCGGCCGACGTATTCCAGCCACGATTCTTAGTTACGAATCGCTGGCACAATGACCAAGTATATCGAAACTATTTGAAGGGGACTTAATGTCTAATTTTACGTGGAGGCCGCAAAATGTTTCAGAGTATAAATTTATAGGAGGTCTGCAATTTAATTATTCTAATCAGTGCGGTAATTATTGCAGGTAAAAACATTTACGGGTTTTTAAAGAAACCTGTTGGTGACCTCCATACCTTTGCCCTTACATCAGAAGAAAAACGCATTAAAAAGGTAATGGAGGCATCCATGCCAGACTTACTGAAGTAGCACGGTGAGTCAGTTAAAGAAGAACGCAAGAAAGAAGTAGAAAAGATGGTAACGGAGATTAACTCCAATATAGTTAATACTTTAGACGATAAAATAGAAGAAGTGAAGGAAATCTAGTTAGATCAAGATAAGATGTTGAAGCAAATTGACGATAAAATTCAACTCGTTAATGATGCTTAGCTAGACGTGTTGCGTTTAAGTATGAACTAGATCTACTATAAGTATCGTCATTATAAAAAGATCTTGAACTGTGATAAGAAAGCCTTTATGAAACTTTATAATGATTATCATTAGATGGGTGGTAATACTTGGATTGATAGTCTTTATGAAGAACTTAAAGATTGGGAAATAGTTGAAGATGCTGATGAATTAAAGTAATTTTGCTCGATCGGACTGTTCTTTCCCAAATTTGGGGAAACTTGATTTTTAATTAAATATATGGTATAATAGATACATAAATAAGTGGAGGTACTATTTATGTATCTATTAATTTTTGGGGCATTTTTGTGTGTGCTCGGCATATATATGTTTTGCCGCGGGCGCAAAATAGAGCAGCAAAAAGTCCAAGTAATTGAAACAAAGTATAAAAGAAAAATTGAAGAAGATTTAAAAGAAAACCAGAAGTAGCTCGAAGACGCTATAAAGTAGCGATAGTACGAGCAAGAACGCGCGCGGGAAGCTTGGGACAACGCGGAGCAACTAATTCGGTCCGAACAAGAGCGGGCGGCCACGGAAACGAGTAAGTAGAAAGAGATCCAGAATATGAAGTTGACTTTGGAGATGGGGAAGAGACGTGAAGATCTCCAAGCACTCTACAACACAATGAACCAAGACCTTGAGCGCGACTATATCCTAAAGAAAGCAGAACTAATGGAAGAGATCGAATGTATATAGGAAGATCTCAACAACTTTAAAGCAAAACAAGAAGCAGTTAATATGGCGATCCTTCGATAGAAAGAACTCGATGAAAAGGAAGATTTCTACTCTATTTTAATTCCAGAAAATGATAGAGAAGATATTTAGGTTCTTTAGTCGATGGATCTCAAACTTCATAATCGTGATGTCATTCCCAAGCTAATTTGGGATTTATTCGTGCGGCGACCAGTCCAAGAGATGGCAAAACGTGTCACTGGCGGCAATAAAGTAAGTGGCATCTATAAAATCACTAATAAAAAAACTGGAGAAGCATATGTAGGAAAAACGACCGACATTTCCACTCGTTGGCAAAACCACTGTAAAACCGCTATTGGTCTTGAAGGGGCGGCGCGGACGACTCTACACAATCGCTTGGCTAAGGATGGACTTTGGGCTTACACGTGGGAAATCCTTGAACAAGTTGACAAAGATCATTTATCCACACGTGAAGCGTTCTATATTGATTTATACAACACGACCAAGCAACTCAATATGAAATCGGGAGATAAGAATGGAACTTAGTGAAATACAGAAAGAAATAGTAAATGCAACAGAACCATATATAGTAGTTCATGCGGCGGCCGCAGCTGGTAAGACAGCAGTACTCACAGAACGAGTCCGTAAAATGTTGCGCGATGGAATCGACCCAGCAGATATAGGTGTTATTACCTTTACTAACCTTGCCGCAAACGAATTAAAAGCGCGGCTGGGTGATGATTTCAAAGATGGAATCTATATTGGAACGATTCATGGCTTAGCTAATAAATTCTTACGTAGCCGCGGAATTAATACCGATAAATTAATTGATAATGAAAATTTTGATGGGTTCTTTGAACTCTTAAAGAAATATCCAAGTTGCATCCAGCATATCAGACATATCCTTCTGGATGAAGCACAAGATAGTTCACCATGTGAATATGACTTTATCTTTAATATGATTGACCCAGTAACATTCTTTGTTGTTGGCGATATGAATCAAAGTATATATGAGTTTAGGGGCGCGCATCCAGATTTATTCGAAAAACTTATGTGCAATCCCGAAATTAAAGTTTATGATTTAAATGAAAACTACCGTAATGGTGCTAATATACTTACTTTTGCAAAACATATTCTTTGGCGAGAAGACATGGATGATACTTCTGTACCGATGAATCCAGGCGGCATCGTTTATGAAGCAGATGCTGATCTCACAAATCTTAAAGGATGGATAGAGCGGCAAGGTGATTATGGCGACTGGGCCGTGCTCTGTCGTACGAATGATGAGATCAAACTTATTCAGACATACCTTACAAGTGAAAACATTCCAAACGTAACCTTTAAACAAGGTCGTGTTACCCGTGAAGAATTGGGAGAATTAATGAAGGCCAATACCGTAAAGGTATTGACCCGTCATAGTGCAAAAGGTTTAGAGTTTGAGAATGTAGCTGTTTGGGCGCCAGTCTGGTGGGGCGGAAAAGAAATGTGTCGTGTTAATTATGTAGCAGCGACGCGCGCGAAGAAAATTCTTCTCTGGCTTAAAGAAACACCTAAAAAGAAGTTAAATAAAAAGAGTAAGTATTTTTAATACTTACTCTTTTACTTTATCTGCATCTACCCATCCGTATACATTCGAAGTACTGTCAATATGTACTATATGGTATGGATGCTTGGTATTCGCATTTTTGCTTATTAATGTAATCTTTGCTTTACCAGGTGTAGCTGGTGTGCCTTTGGTTCCAGTTGCAGTTTTATATTGTGTATCCCCGATAAACTCCACAATATCACCACGTTTGAAACCACCAATTACTGGCGCGGCCGGCTCATCTTTTGGAACTGCCTTTTTAAGTGCGTTCCATGTATCCGGTCCAACTTCGCCATCAACCAATAACTTCTGGTCTTTTTGGAACGCTTTAACCGCACTATAGGTTATATTTCCAAAATCACCATCGTCTTGGCCTTTATCTAAGTAGTTTAACTTTATAAGCATCTACTGGCACTCGCGCACATCTTCACCCTTACATCCTTTTCTAAGGATACGTGTAAGCTCACCACCAGATCCAGGTTGTGGATCATCTGGCACATCAATAGAGCCTTCAGTTACCAGACTCCATTTTGGGCGTCCATATCCAGCAATTTGAGAACTACCAAGTTGATAGGTACGCCGCGCGACTTGATCGCTGGTATTACCTTCTATAGTAGTTACAACTCCGCCTTCAACTTTCTCTACAATTCCAGTGTGGTTCACACCACCACTTACATAGAAGAAAACTTGGTCACCTGCTTTTGGACTACTGGTAAATGCGCCGGCCGCCCTATAATACGATGCACTCGTACTGCAAGCCGCGCTTCCACTACCAACGGTCTAATATGTCATTGCAGCGCCTTTCTGAAGACCAAATGCCTAGCAGAAGCACCAATCAACAAACACATCACACCAAGGTTGATATTGAAGATCCCAGCCGTAGAATTGATTATCCCAATTACCTTCTGCATATTTGGTGTAGTTTCCACTACCTTCGTGATACCCAATTTCGGCTCTGGCAACATTCAATAATTTTTCTACTGCTTGATTAGTTGTCATTTACTCACCCTCTGGTTTTTGTGGTGGATTAATTTCTTTACTTGCGTCGCAAATCTTATCAATCATTTCACTTACGACATCCCAGTCAATCTCATAGTTGAGAGTATGCGCCATTGCTTGAAGTTCAGCAAGAACCCATTCTTTCTTTTCTGCACCTTTATCGAACATTTCTTCAGCTTTAGCCATGAGATTCATCACAAGAACCATAAGCTGACTCCAGTTCTTCTCTTGGGTATTCTTTTTGACATACTCAATAAGTTTTAAAGCGAGCGGAATAAGAACTGCGATACCACTGAGAACGGAAATGATTGCTTGTAGCCAGAAATTAAATTGATCCATTTTAATCCTCCATCTACTTCATTTCTTCTTTCATTTTGTCTGCATCCTATTGTTTCCATCTGCGCTCTGTATAGCGAGTTTTTGCCGTCTTAATCCATCCCATAAATCCACACTCTCCAGTACAGGCAACAAAGAAACAAGTGCATAAAGTGTCTGGTATACCACCAGTTATTAAATAGATCCAGATCATTCCAATCGTAAAGAGCAAGACAGTAACTCCTAAGATTATTAAGATCTTATCCATTGTTTTTGTATCTCTATCCATATATCTCACCTTCTGATATAAAGTAACAGCTATTTATTCTGACTCTACGATTCAAAAGAAGATAGTAATCGTAATAAAACTCTACTTATATTTATCAGAAAATTATTTATAGGAGGTACAAAAGTTATGAGTACCGAATTTATTTTTGATATTCCGGCTAATATTATAGATACGAGGTTACCCGATTCTTATATGCTTAAGTATTACTAGGCATTAGGAGAAAGAACTATTTGGGTTAATGAAGAAATTACCGGAGATTTGACAAATGAGTTAACTCATTATATAATTAAATGGAATCGTGAAGATAAAGATATTCCAGAGATAGATCGAAAGCCAATAAAGTTATTATTTGATAGTCCTGGCGGTGATCTTGATGCGCAGGCCGCCATATGCAGTATGATTGAACTTTCAAAAACACCAATTATAGGTGTTGCAATCGGTATGGTTGCAAGTGCGGCTTCGCTTATTTATCTTACATGCCATGTGCGGCTGGCCTTAAAATCAAGCTATTTTATATTACATAAAGGGAGTGCTACACTTAGCGGCGACTTTGAGAACATTATGAACTCTATTGATGACTATAAGAAAGAAGT